CCGGGTCAAGTTGTCCTTGGCTTGGGCCGATCCATTCACTTCCGAGCCATGCGGCGCGGACTCCCGGATCAGAGAAGAAGCCCGGTGCCATAATGCGGCCACGAGCCACGGCTTCGGCCATCCATACTTCATAGATAGGGCGGCAGAAGTCATTCGTGAACCATTCGCGGCGCATTTTGAACGCCTTCCACGCTTCCAGAAGGGCCGCTCGGCTTGCTGAGTGTCTTGCAGGTATTTCCAGAGCTGCGCCCACTTGCTCGCATATGGAGCGAGTGAAGCCGTCGAAGCCGCTGGATGGTCTCTTTGGATCCGCGAAGGTTACGTCCTCGCCCGGTTTCATGATGTTGATCTGTCCCGGGCCCATTTCGTACTCGTTGGGATCCGTTGATACTTCCTGCAGGTCGCTTCCGACTTCGTTGAACGGGTTGTCCATTGGGTTGGTTTCCGTCTTGATGAAGGCAGTGAAAAAACTTTCAACGACCGCCGCTGTCAATTCGCTTTCCGTGTACCTCCTGAGCTGCAGCAGCGGTTCAATGACCTGCGCGAGATAACTGACGCCACGGTACTGATCCGGTCGCTCTGAGCTCATGACCTGCACAATGTTCGGCAGCCCGGTCAATTCTCCATACGCCTGAACTCTGGCCCACTCCGTTGGCTCTGATCCGAACTGGAGAGGGTAGGTGTTGCGTATATGATAGGCGATGATCTTGCCGTTCTTGTCGACTTCGACGCCGTCATATACTCGGTTCCCGTCTTTTGTTTTGCCGTATGTGTTCACGACTGAGCTGATCGTTCCGGAGTAGTGGGGCGTTGCCACACGGTCGGCCTCGATCATGTGCAGCCGCAAGCTGTACGGTTCCAGAGGAGTGACTGGGTATTGTTTGAATAACGCAAAAACGTCTCCGCTCGTTAGCCACGAGACAAGAGCGAGCTGCTGCATGGAGTAAAAGTTATTGACTCCAGTGGCGTCGCAGGCGTGCTTGTTGTTGGCCCAGAGCGCGAACTCTGCCTCGGCTTTTTTCTGCCATGCCTCTGCGTCCTCAGGGGATAGCCCCAGCCTGTCGCGGTCGATCCTGCTTTTCGGTTTTAGCCCGATGCCGATGACGTTTGTTCGATTGGTGTTGATGGCGCTGGTTGCGATCGGTGCGGCCATGTATAGCATACGGGCGCGTTGTCGGAGGGTGAAGTTGTTTTGATCTATGTCCTCGTTAGGGCTCCCGCTCGGAGCATTGAAGCCTTTGACCGATTTTTTTGACCAGCTGGCTCCGGCTTCCCCGTAGCCTTTATTCATTGGCCGGGCCGTTGGCTTTGCGTTTGGCTTTTTTGGTTGTTCGATGGTGCTCACCTCCTTCTAATAAATTTTGACAGAGTGGGAGAGAAAGGAGCGGAACTCTCCCAGCTCCGTCATATGTTAAAGCCCCGGGGTAGGGCATTTAACCACATTACCAGTCGCGCGGAACGACACCGATCGCTCGGCGCTTCTTGCCTCCGCTGAGCTCCGACTCCAGCTCTGCGATTTCCTGCTTTAATTCTTTGATTGCTTGCCTGATCGCGCTGAGGTCTGTGTTGTACCTCGCTATGTTTCGCGATCCGATGCCGTAACTTTGAACGCCTCCGCTGAGCATTTCCGCTTCGCGGTTCAGGTAGAGGGTCAGCCTCGACCTTGCGCTTGTCAGCTCGGCGGTGATGGTTTCTGCTGTTCGCATTTTTGCACCTCCTTGACTGCTTACCAGTCGTCAAATATGTCGCGCTTTTGGCGCGCTGGCCTCGAGGGCTGCGCTTGCTGCCTTGTTGCCTGCGGTTCCGGCACTCCTTTGAGCCGGCGTTCCACGGCATCCATGTCCGGGTCGATGATCTTCAGCCCCGCCATCGCATAGTTGCGGCAGTCGAGAGCCTCGTTTCTGGCGTGCCCCGGTAGCTTCTCCCATGACCATTTGCTTCCGCGCTTGGTCTGAGAGAGAACGAGCTTTTCGGAGAGCAGTCCGTTGAAATAGTTGGCATCGTAGCCGCGTTCCTCTCCGCGAGGGAAGTGGCAATACTTCGCGCCTTTCTCCTGAACCTTGACCGCGCTCATGATTGACTCTTTTCCTGAGTCGACGCCCAGCGTGTAGAGCCAGCAGGTGATCTTCTTATTGTCTCTGATCGGCACCTTGCTCGGTGGGCTGACATACGGAACGCCGTCGCCGCCCTTGCCCTTGATAGCAAACACGCGCTTCGCCTGACGAGCACGGCAAGCCTTGTATACCTCTTGAGTATAGTGGCCACCAGAGTCTACGCAGGTGATTGAGAGTTTCAGTCCTCTGCCGCTCTTAAACTTGTAGACGTGATCGATGACGTCATCGAGTCGCTTCCATACTTCCTCGGTGTCTGGTTTTCCCATGATGTAACCTTTTTTAATTCCCCACGTTTCGCCATAGTGACCGTGGCCAACGACTTCGTCNCGCAGGTGAGAACAAGAACGCCATCAGGCAGCTCCGCATCGTATTCCTCACGCCGGGCCAGCATGGTGTCCTCGTCCTCAACTTCGCCACGATCTTCCCATAGCTCGCCGAGTAGGGTATTGTATACGACCTTTAGTTTCTCGGGGTCATGCTTGGCCTCGAGGAACCTCCGGACGATTTTCTCCCATGGCATCCATGGGCTGGCGAACGCATTGAGCCAGAACGACCGGATACCATTGGCATATGCTTCGGGGTTCTCGGCGATCCAGCGCGCCGGTTGTTTCCTCATGACTTCCTCAGAGGATAGGCAGCCGCATGAAGGGCAGCCCCAGCCGACGCTCGTCACCCTGTACGTCTTGCGGTTTTGCACCTTCGTGACCTTGTGGGTGAACTTTATGTTGTCAAAAACAATATTGTGCCACTCGCCACATTCGGGGCATTGGTGGCACCATCGCTCTTGCGTGCCGAGGTAGAAGGAAGCCTCGATGTTGCTGGTTCCTTTTATGGTCGGCGTGCTGACCTCGATGGCTTTCGCATTATAGAAAGTGGCCTGTCTGGCTTCTGCCAGCGCCCACGGATCTCCCTCGGTTCCGGCGCTAATAGCCCAGCGGTCACGCTCGTCACCCAGTATGTACCGGGCCGGAGTGGAGGCCAGAGCCGACGCACTGTTTGATCCGGTGATTGTTAGCATACCGCCGGGGAATGATTTCTGGAGGATGGTGTTGCCGGTGTCTCGTGACTTTATGTCTGAGACTTTGGCCTTCAGCGGTTTGGAGTCTCGGATCATTGGAGCGACACGCAGCCGGCTGAACTTTCTGGCGTCGTCCAGTGTCGGTTGTACGAACAGGACGCTGCCGGGATCTTGGTCGATGATGTACCCGATGATGTTGAGCTCCAGCTCGGACTTGCCGACCTGAGAAGCTGCGACCATTACGATCTTGTGAATAGTCGGATCGTTGAAGGCTTCCATCGGTTCCTTCAGGTACGGGGTTCTTGAGGTTCTCCACGGCCCGGCCTCTGCCGAGTTCTCGGGTGAGAGGCGGCGGTTCCTATCGGCCCATTCTGCAACGGAGAGGTTCTCGGGTGGTGCGAAGTTTTTGACAGCTCCCGAGATAGCGGCGTTGAGCCTCTCGATCTCCCGTTTAGTCGCTCGAGTCATCTTCCCCCAGCTCTCGCCAGCCTTGTCGATCCCTTACCCGCCGTTTGTATGCCTCGGGGTCGTAGCGGTAGTTGGCCAGATCGTTGAGGATGTTATGACATTCCTCCTTGATGCGTTCCGACGCTTCCGCAGCTGTTGAAATGTTGGCCATGTCGACGGCGAGTCTGCCGGGCAGGGCCATGATCATGCTCCTGATGGAGAATACCAGATCCGTGGTCATCGCCTCGACGTCATCGCTGCGGTGCATTTTGCCTTCCAGCTCCTTGAGCTCGAGAGCTGCCATTCCGGCCTTGCTTTCCTTTAGGTCTGCCTCGGCTTTCATTTTGCGGCCTTTCGATCCGTCGTCGTCCTTCTTGGCCTCGCGGCCGTTGGCTTTGTCTTGTAGGTGCTTGATGTACCTCTGGATTGTTGGAAGCAGGTCGTACCTGTTAGCGCTGCCGACGCGAACGGTGGTGATGATGCCCTCTTGTGTGAGCTGCTGCACCCGGCGAACCGATAGCGATAACGTCTGGCTTCTGCGCATTGATTGGTGATTTGCTTCCTTCATTTTCCGGCATGGCGTCGCCTCCTTTCTTGTCGGTTTTGAGTAACGAAATGCTCCAAAAAAATTTTTACAAAACTACACGATTCCCGGGCTCGCCAGCAC